TCTTAATTCAGTTGCACTAGCATCAAAATATGTTTTGATTAATTTAATCTGAACCATTATCCATTACTTCCTTGATTGTATCCTGAAAACAAGTCGTTGAAAAATGCTCCCGCATCATTGATTCTATCTGAAAAGTATTTTCCAGCATTATCAAATGTTGCATATACTGTATTATTATTTGTAGTGTTACCTCTATTGTCATCTTTATTACCACCAGTAAAGAATTCCCAAATACCTAAGAAAAAGTCTCTTATAGTATCAATTACAGTTGAAATTTCTGTTTTTAATGCGTTAAAGGCATTATTTATATCTGTAAATGATGGTAATCTTAATGAAGCTTTAAACCAAGCTATTTTATTTGTAAGATCACTCCATTTAGGTAAAGGTAAATTCATTACCCATGTTGTCATTTTTATATACAAATCAGTTGTCCAATCAGGTAAAGTCAAATTATCTATAAATTCTGTAAGTTTATCACCTAGATCTAAATCAAATCGAGGTAAAGAAAATAAGTTTACAAAGTCAGTAATTTTATCACTTAAAAGTGTTGAAGCTGGTAATTCAAATGTTGATAACCATTCATCTGCTGATAGTGCTATATCATTAAATACTTTTGAGGCTTTTTCATAATCTGAGCTTATTTGTGTAGCAGCCATATCATATGCTTTTTGAAAGTCACCTGTAACTATTGCTGTCAATCCTTCCCAATTACTTTGTAAGTTTTTCGTAGCTTCAAGACCTAACCATACACCTAACTGTCGCATTATAGGTGCAGCTAAACGATAAAATGGTAAAGCTATTGTTCTTATAAACCAAATCATAATTGGTCTAAGGAAAAATCCAAAAAAGTCCCCAATAGGTCTTAACAAAAACATAACACCGACATTCATTAGTTTTAAAACACTTTGTAATATAGGTGAAGCATCTACAGTCATAGATGCTATCTTACTTACAAAGGTGACTATTGCTAGTACACCACCAGCGATCATTCCTAATTTACCAAGATTTTTTGCTATATCTCCCCTTCCACCACCAGTAACACCTGCGAGAGCACTTTGACCAACAGTTCCACCGCCAACTATATTTTTCAATCTTTTTTCTATTTCTTTGATTTTACTATCATCTATTGCTATTTTTAATGTATATGCATTACTACTCAAAATTTAACACCGCCAATAACATCTTTGATCATTCCCATACTTATAAATATTGTATCCATTATATAAGTTGCAGGTAGTTTATCTACTTGATATTTATCCCAGCCATATAATAATGCACAATAAGCGTAAACTTGACCACTTATGTTGTCTCTTGGGACATAAGTCCTTCCATTCCCAGATTGCTGAAATAACTCTCTAAAGGGATAATTTTCAATATCTCTCCTAAGATAACACTAACTTCACTCATTGGTAGTTCTTTCATTTTTACCATGTTAGTAGCTGGGAATGGTAGTCCTTCTAATATTGTTTTCTGTAATAAGAAATCACAGAAGTTACTAAACAAAAAATCTTTTTGACCATTATCTAAAACTTTTACTGATCGTGTTAAAAGATCCTGAGTTTCTCCCCAAGATAAATCAGTTTTAATTTTTAATGTTGTATCATTTCCATTAATTTTACATTGAAAAGAGTGTACGTTTATGTTGTTAACTGACATATAGATTGTATAATATAAGAATATATAAGTCTTTCTAAGGTATTGCTGTTACTTCGTTCTTTGCAACAACATTAATACTTCTTGCTTGGAAGTCCATGTTTTCCAATACTAATTCTCCGGGACTTAAACCTGTGTTGTTATGAGCTGAAAAACTTACACCTGATAATGTAATTGTAACACTTCTTTCTCCATCACCTGCAACACCATTTGAAATTGTTATAACCATATCATTTGCTGATTCTGCCCTTGCATATACTTCTTCTAAAAATGTTGAATCTTTAACTGTAACTGTAACCTTACCAGTCAACTCTAAAATTTTTCTATAAGCATCTGCTGCATCAGCAGTTCCTAACTCATAAACCAATTCTGATTGACTGTTCATGTTTAATTCAAAGTCTTGAACTGTTGCGAGTGTTGATCCTGTTAATGGTGATGTAATTGAGGCATGAACAAATGTATAACCAATCTCTCCCGGCATTGTTGTTGCAGTTGGACTAGCAAATGTTTGATTAACTGTTTCTGAACCCCATACTAATTCTTGTGAAATTTTAACTGTTTCACCTAATGCTGATTTTAATGATAATGTAGGACATACAACACCGATAGGTAATCTAACGAAATCAGTATCTACTCCATAACCAATTCTTAATGCCATTGATTTTGTGGTTCTTATATCTGTGTTTACTGTTGGATCAGAATCCCATGTATGAGAATATAATAAACCAGCACCGACACCATCAATATCTGCTGAAACACCTGAATATAAAATTGATTCAAAAAACCATGGATTTGCCAATACAAACTCCATAGATAATTTTCCTTCACTTTTTCCATAAGCATAACAAGTAATTTCAGGTGAGTATAATTGTCCTAAAGGCATTTGATTGTTTTTAAATTCCAAACCATTTGCTTTTTGTTCTTTTCCAAATAACATAGGGAAACTACCAGCTGCACCAGCTTTAAAATTTGGTTCATAAGCATATTCTACATATATACTGGATGCAGATTTAGTCATATTATAAACCTTATAAGCATATTATTTAAATATTCTTTATGGGTTATATCTCAGAGTATCAACATCTATGGTGTACCTATAAATGTTTCTAAATTCTTCATTTAAAGATGTTATATTACTAGGTAACATTTGAATATATTCTCTTCCATTTATGGTTGTAACTACATTGTTTTTTAATATCCTTACACATTCGTCAACCAACTGAAGAACCCTAGCCTCACTTACACTAGAATATATGTCTATAGTTACTGAAATTTCATGTAGCCAATCATAGTTCCATTTTCCATCAGCACCTATTCCTGAAATCATGCTAAAGATTTTTGGGTTTTCAGAGTCTAGGCTTATAATTACTTCATCATATCCTTTTGTTCCTACACCTAGAGCTTTAACTTTCCACTGTGTAGTAAAGTTTGGTTTCTTACCACCGTTGGAAGTCCAATTATCACCAAGATGTTTTACCAAGTCGTTTGCAAATGGGAGTCCACCCATTCCATCTGTTCTAGTACTCACTTATAACGCCTCATCTTTTTATAATATCTATTTACTTTATTAAGATTTTTGTTTCCTTTTTTGGTTGTACTACTTATTGTTTTTATTGCTTTTGTAAGTTTTCTGTTTAATTTTTTCATGGCTTTTTTAAACTTTCTTGCAAATTTACTTCCTTGTGGTTTTCTAGGAGCTCTTACTGTTGCAACACTGCTTTGTCCTATGAATTTCTTTAATGCCTTTTTTATAAACCATTTTGGTTTCAAACCTTTGTTTAATATTTTGTTATAAATTTTATAAGTTACATCCATTAAATTTTCATCAGGTATTCCTAGTTTTTTACTAACCCAATATTTTAGTGCATCAAAATTAACTTTATTTCCCGGAGCCATACCATACTCAATTATATAACCATATGGAGAATCAACTACGATCATACTTACATTGTTTTCTGTGACCATATGAATAGAATCCGTGAGTTTTCCTGTGAAATTAATATCTTCTGTACCTAATGTATTTTTCATATGATGTATTATTCTTTTTCTCATATGATCTTTCATTTTTTTCATTTCTATTTTATTTTGAGGATCTAAATAATCATCTTGTATTGGTTGAGTTGATGTAATTGCTGACATTCTACCATACGAAGGTTATTTCACTTCTACTCCAAATTATATTATCAATTTCTTCTTGCCATCTATCCATAACTTTTTGTTTGTCAATATTTCCCTCTCCACCATATGCAATTTGTGACATTTGAAAATCAGTGCTAAGTATATCTATACAAGTCATTAATTTACAGGCTTTTTGAATATCTCTAGGAACTGTATCTTCTTCTTCTGGATTGACTTCATTATCTCCCCCATATCTATAAGTAACTCTGAATCTATTTGTTCTTAATGGTGTAAACAAATATCCTCTAAGATAAACCATTCCTTTAATTTCTTGAAAATAAACTATTGAGTTATTGTCTTGTGATTGAGGTGTTTGATCTGACCAATATGCACCATCCCAAACTTCAAATTTATCTCCTTTTGTTGGATCAAAAGGTTTTAAATTTCTTTTTCTTGGGAATAATGGCATGCCTCTACCCCAATCATATAATTGATTAACTGAAAATTCTTGTGTTACTTTTTTATCTACTAACCATGTATGTCCTGTTAAACGATCAATTCTATCTTCGTTAGACATTATATAATCCTCTACAATGGAAGCACTAGGATCAGAATTGGCATTTATTGTAATTCTGAGCCAATCTGCTACATCCTTAACCTGACAATAATATGCTGATCGTGGCATAACTTGTATAAAAACTTATTCTATTTAAATTTACTATTCATATATGACGTTGACTTCGCCTGTAGTTCCACTTGCTACAGTTACATATAAAGCATCTTTAAATCCTAAATCTAGGTCTTGATGAATTTGATATATTAATGCTGTATCCATTTCATATATGATGTTACCCGATGCATTTACTTCTCTAAATTCTAATACTCTGTCCCCAGTTGTCTTAATATTAATATGTCTAAGTTTACCTGATCTACCAACTACTTCACCTGCTGCACCAGCAGTTTTATGAGCATTACGACCTGACATATATTTATAAGAAAAATAAAAGTATTTAAGTATTTTTATACTTAAATTCCACGGATTCTACAGGTCAATGTTAGACCTTGAATGAGTGCTGAAGTATCTGCGATCTCATCTAGTGCTGTGATAGATCCACCACCAGCTGCTTCATCAATACCATAGAATTTTATTTTACCAGTTGCAGAATCGTTGCCTGCTGCTGGTACAAATTCGCATAAGAAACCACCATGACCTTGTATGATTTCACATACATATACTTGTTTCATGGTTGCACCTACACCTGAAAAATCAACAGTAATACCACCAGTTGAGTAGGTAGTTGTTGCAGTGATGGCTACATCAACAATCACTTCTTTTTCTCTACCAATTCCACCCGGCTTTACGACATATGATCTGTCTGCATTTAGGTGTTTGAATGTGGTATTTTCTGTGATGGTAATTGCCATTATTATAATACTAAAAATTGAGGTATATAAGTATTATTAATGTAAAAAAAAATAAAAAAAGGGGTTTTTTTATATCTAGATTCCTGAAGCGATGTCTCTAATCTTGGCTTGTGCTTTAAAGTTGCGACAAGTGGTTTCTGCTAACATATTGTACAAAGCTCTGTCTGTGAAAGCTTCGTTAATGAAAGGATAACCTTGTTGTCTCTTTCCAGCTTCATAATAAACGATTGGTTTGAGTACTTGAATACCCAATAATGGTTTATTTGGAGCGTTTTTGTCTGCACTGGTGTTTAAGATATACAAGTTATCTACTGATCCTTCTGTACTTTGTGCTGTATCCTTTGATGGGATAAATGGAAGTCCATATACTGTGGATATATGAAGTCCCGCACCTGTGCCAGTAAAGGTATCAACACCGTTTACACCAACACTAAATTCTGTTCTAAGGTCTGCTGTATTTTGGATACGGTAAGCGTTCATGTAGATTGATTGAACTTCAGAATAAGTATTCTGACCACCAATCATAACAGTTGGCTCTTTTCCAGCTGCAATTCTAACATCTGCAAGGGTTTCTCTTAGTACTGCATCAGTTAATACATCTGCTGTACCTAAAGTACCACTAGGAGATTTTACAGTGGAGTCGTAAGTTGATGTCGTTCTATCAATTCCATTTCCGTTTGCTGCTCTCCATGGATCATAGAGATCGGTAACGGTTGTTGGATTTTCATAGGTATATTCACCTAATGAAGAAACGATTCTATCAATGGTTTCTAGGTTTAATTGCTTGTTAGCATCTGTTTGTGCAACATCTTCAGGGATGTACATTAACATTTGGTTAACTCTTTCCTTGAATTGATCTACTGCATAAACACGCTGTTGTGCAAGTGAACCATAGTTGTCATCTCTAGAGTTGTCAACTAATTGTTCCAAAAGCTCAG